TGGTAGAGTATTAGGTGATATTTTCTGTGAAAAAGGGAATGTCGCTGAATTGTTAAAAAAAGAAAATCTTGCTGTAGATTATTATGGCGGTACTAAAATAAAAAAATGGGGGTTAGATTAATGTTTGGATTGTGGCAAAAAATTAAAAGCGTTTTTGTAAAAGAAGAAGTAGAGTATGAAACTGTCAGAGCAAGAACTAAAAAAGGTCGATTTGTAGCTGATGATTTATCAACAAAAGATATTAATGAAGCATTCGTAAAAGTTGCTAAAAAAAAATCTAAAAAGAAAGTTGCTAAAAAGAAATCTAAAAAATGACTGAAGAACAACAATCACTTCATAAAATAGAAATGCATGAAAGAGAATGTGCAATTCGTTATGAATACATTGAAAAAAGTCTTAATGAGGGCAGAGAGAAGTTTAAAAAATTAGAAATAATGCTATGGGGTTTATATGGAGTCATGGCAGCTAATTTAGGATTTGATAAATTCTTTTAAAAGATAGTGACATTGGAGTTATAAATGGATAACAACGATGTTGTCAAAAAAAAGATAGAACTAGAAGTAGAGATAGGCTCTACACATATCGAAAGAGGAATAAATCCATATCAAAAATGGATTCATCTAGCGAAAGCTATTGATGCATGGCGCATTTTTCCAAGAATGTTCCTCAGCGTTTACATATTCTTACTGTACTATTCAGTTATGTGGTTTATGGAATTGTCTGAGCCATCGCTTGAGCAATCAGGTTTGATCTCAATTATTGTAGGAGCTGGAGCTGCTTGGTTTGGTCTGTATGCTGGTTCAGCATCATCAAGTAAGAATTTCAAAGGCGAGGAATAGTGGAGCAAGCTGTTCAGCTTTTATCTGAACTTGGATTGCCTGTAGCTGGCGGTTTGGTAATGGCTTATTTTATATTTCTTGTAATGAAACAGTTAATGGATGCTTTGGTAGGCGAAATACAAACAGTCCAAGCCATATCTAAAATGCTCATTACCAGAGCAGCAACTATGAATAACGATATGATACGCATAGATACTAGCGTTAGCAGTGCATTAGGATTATCACCAGATTTAGATAGAATAGCTAGAGCAGAAAATTTCGTTGAAGATGGAAAGATTGATGCAAGGCGAGATTAATGGATATTGCAAAGATAGTGGCAGAGTTTGGGTTTCCAATTACGATGGTCCTTGGTCTTGGGTATTTCGTATTTTTTGTATGGCAAACTATTACAAATAAAATTGATCCAGCGGTACAAGAAATGAAGGTAACTATCATTAGATTGACAGATCAGCTCAGATTGCTGGACCAAGACATGATCCGCTTACAGCAGAAAACGAATACTGTGCTAGAATTAAAAGAAGAAAATAAGTTGAAGGATGATGAAAAGTAGTTTTTCGTGGTTTTTAGTAATATATGTATATATAGCATTGTTTTCAGTGTTATTGACTTCTTATGGCTATGCAGACGAAATAATGTTCAAGTTCAAAAGTCCAGCATTTTCTGGTATCAACACCTCAAGTCATTATCTTACAGTAGATTCGCAAGAAGCTAGTCGAAAACAAGCTGTCAAGGATGAAATTAAAGCCTATCAAGATGAATTAGCCAGAGATGCACAAAATACCACTCTTGCTAGGTTCATCAGGAACCTAGAATCGAGAGTCTATGCACAGCTATCAAGACAAATGGTTGAGCAGCTCTTTGGCGAGACACCTCAGAAATCTGGTAAATTAGAGCTTGAGGGAAACATAATAGAATATACTGTGGAGAATGATGAATTTATTACGCTCACTATTACAGATGAACTGGGTGGACAGACGTCTATTACTGTTCCTATTGGTAGTTTTACTTTCTAGCTGTGCTTCCCACAACATGTTGGAAGGTAGCGGTATTCCTAGTATCGTTATTAAAAGTTCTTCTATATTAGATCTACAATCAGAAGAATTAAAAAATGTTGGTGTACCTACAAGAAAACCAGTTGTAGCCATATATCCGAATTCTTTTGCAGATCACACAGGTCAGCGCAAAAGTAATGGACAGTTTGCATTATTTTCAACTGCTATTACCCAAGCACCAGAAGCGTTTCTTATTAGAGCATTAAAACACAGTGGCAATGGTAAATTCTGGCGAGTTGTTGAAAGAGTAGGCTTAGATTCGCTTACTAAAGAAAGGCAGATAATTAGATCTACTAGGGTAGATTTTGAAGATCAAAGCGAAGTTAAACCTTTACTGTTCGCTGGACTTTTGCTTCAAGGGGGTGTATTGAGTTATGATCAAAATGTACTTAGTGGTGGCAGCGGAGCAAGATACCTCGGTATTGGTAGCTCTAAACAGTACAGAGAAGATTTAATGACAGTTAGTTTAAGGCTTGTTTCAGTCAGTACAGGAGAGATATTAATAGAAACTTCTGCGCAAAAAAGCCTACTTAGTGTTGGATTATCACAAGATATTTTTCGATTTCTAGATGAAGGACAAAGGTTGGTAGAGGTGGAAGGTGGTAGAGCGCAAAATGAATCAACTAGCATTGTATTACAATCAGTAGTTGAAAGAGCTGTACTAGAAATAATAAAGATAGGCGAGACAAAAGGGTACTGGGAGATTAGAGATGAAGAAGTTAATTAGTTTATTATTAGTTTGCTGTATTGCAATAGCAGATGATAACGAAATTTATGTGGATCAAGCTGGAGCATCTTCATCAATTGATTTGGAGCAATTAGGTTCTGGAAACATTATAGGTGGATTATTATCTGCACATGGATCTATGACACCATTTGATCTCGATGGCAATTCGATGACATTAGATGTAAATTTAATTGGTAACAATAACAAGATGTTAGGCGACATAAACTCAGATACATTCACAGGTCTGTTTGACTTCGATGGTGATACCAACTCATATACCATTCAAGTAGATCCTACAAACACCTATTCAGCCGATAACGCAAACGTGAATGTGAACGTGGATGGATCAACAAATGCCATGACATTAGATTTAGCTACTTCTTCCTTGGCTTCTGGTGCAGATGTAGACACAATAGTTCAAGGAAATAGTAATACAGTGAATATTGACTTAGATGTAGATTCAGCAGTAAATTATATGGATATAGACGGAGACAGTAATACAGTAAACTACGATGGGAACGGCTATGCTGGAGCATATTTCAAACTCGAACATGATGGCTCATCGAGAGCCTTTGAAGTTGATCAACAATCTACTTTGGATAATGATTGGCTGCGTGTTATTTCAAACGGAAGCAACGGCACAGTTTGCATCAACCAGTCGGACCAAGGAACCTCAACCTCTTGCTAAAGATATTGGCTCAATCTCTGAGCTAAATGGTGTAACCAGAGTTGTTCGAGAGAAACCTTTAAAAAGTGAGGTAGGCTTCTCACTAGATTCTATGGATAAGCTGGAAACAGCTGCTGGTCGCATGGGTGTTACTTTTCGTGATGAAACAACTATTAGGTTGACCGAGAATAGCACTGTGATTGTTGACTCCTTTATATTTGATCCAAATCCATCTAACTCCAGTATGGCTTTAAACTTTGTAAAAGGAACCGGTAGGTTTATCAGTTCAAAGTCAAAAAGAATAAAAAAAGAAAACATTAAGATACGAGCTGGCAATAGTGCAGTTGTAGGGATTAGGGGCACGGATCTCACGCTAACAGTAAAAGATACTGGGGAGGTTCTCGTTATTCTGCTGCCTAATGAATTTGGAGAAAGTTCAGGTGAGATAGTCGTTACAACTGCTTTGGGAAGTGTGGTTTTGAATAAACCATATCAGGCTACAACTGTGTATAACTTGGAATCAGTGCCATCAAATCCAGTAATACTAGATCTTACTTTAGATCAAATAGATAACTATTTAATTGTTTCTCCACCAGAAGAAAAACGACTAGAGACAAATGAATCAAGCGCAACTGCATCATCATCTATATTGGACACAGATTTTCTCGAATTTGACGATTTAGATGCTGATGTGCTAGATGCAGAATCAGAGCTAGAATACACAGAGCTTGATATAGATTACCTCGCAACTAATTTTTTGGAAGATTTGCTTGATGTGATACAAGAGGTAGATGAATTGAGCAAAGCATCAGGAGCATTGGCAAAACAAGGCTTGGAAGGTACAAGTATTGGTTATGATTCTGACACACAAATATCCAGTTTTGTGACTGATTCAGAAGTGAAATTAATACGCGAAGTAGAAGGTAAATTACAAATACAGGTTTCTAAAGACAGCAGTACAGCAATTAGCATAGATCAAGAAGGAAAAGTAAATCAAGTCAGAGTGAATGGTGGCACTCAATCTAATATAAATATAAAACAAGGAAGTTAATGTTGTTAAAATTTATACAAATATGCTAAAGTCACCATTCTGATAATTAAACAGGCGAAAAGATGAGCAAAATATTAATTGGTGTTATTCTTGTGATGTCGTTTGGTGGTTATCTGTTGTGGAATCAGAATGCAGAATTAAAAGCTCTTAACTATGCATACGAAATTAGAGATAAAGAACAACAGGAAACCATAACTCAATTACAATCTGATTTTAGTGAACAAACAGAAGGTTTACTAGAAATACAAGCAAAGAGTAATGAAATACAAAAAGAAATGAATAATTACTTAGATGTATTTAGAAGGCATAGTTTGACTAAATTGGCATCAGCAAAGCCAAATCTTATTGAAACAAGAGCTAATAAAGGAACTAAGAATGTATTTAACAGCATTGAAGAAGATTCTAGGGTACTCGATAATCTTGACGATGGTTTGCAGTTGCAGTCTGTATCAAAGACTGATCCCTGAGCCTAAGCCACCTGAAGTACAAATAATAACAAAACCAGTAGAAAAAACTATTGTACAGCCTATCATGCCTAGAGAAATTGATCTCAAGGAGCCTTATTGGTTTGTTGTAAGTAAATCTAATATTGATGAATTTATAGCCAGAGTTGAAAAAGAGCAAGGGCAATTGGTATTTTTCGCAATGAGTGTGCCTGATTACGAGCTTATGGCTTATAACATGCAAGAATTAAAAAGATACATTAACGAAATGCAAGAAATAATTGTTTATTATAGAAAAGTGACTAAAGGAGAAAACGATGAAGATTAGTCAAGAAGGTATTGCCTTGATTAAAAAGTTCGAGGGGTGCAAGCTAGAAACCTATCGATGTAGCGCAGATGTACCTACAATTGGTTATGGGCATACTAGAACTGTTGAAGAAAACATGAGCATTACAAAAGATACAGCTGAAGCGTTACTTGTTGAAGATCTCGAAGAATTTGAAGGGTATGTAAATGATTTAGTGACAGTTGATCTTGATGAGAACCAATTTTCAAGTTTAGTTAGTTGGACTTTCAATTTAGGACCTAGCAACCTCAGAAGCAGTACGCTGCTCAAGTTGCTCAACAAAGAAAAATACGATGAAATACCAGCTCAAATCAAGCGTTGGAACAAAAGTGCTGGTGTCGTTTCTGATGGTTTGATCAGAAGGCGATTGGCAGAAAGTTTATTATTCCAAGGAAAAGAATGGCATGATGTGTGATATATCAATTATACTAACTCTAGGCAGTTCTCCATTACTGCTGAGGAGATGGTAGTACCATATTGTCACTATCTAGCTACCATCTCCGATTTTTATGAATGAGCTATCCTTAAAAGACTTCGATATACTTTCTCAAGCAGAAAAGGATGAAGCAGTATCTCTTTTAAATAGATATGAACAACTAGAAAGCCAAAAATCTTGTCACAAAGATTTTCTATCATTCGTTAAATATATGTGGGGTGATGCTTTTATATCTGGCAGACATCACAAAATTATCTCAAAAAAATTTAACAAAATAGCTCAAGGCAAGTTAAAAAGATTAATTGTATGTTTACCACCCAGACATTCTAAATCTGAGTTTGCAAGTACATATTTACCAGCTTGGATGATGGGTTTGAATGGTGCATTAAAAATAATTCAGTGTACTCACACAGCAGAATTAGCAGTGAGATTTGGAAGAAAGGTTAGAAACTTAATAGATAGTGATGATTTTAAAACAATTTTTCCCAACCTAAGATTACAAGCAGATAACAAAAGTGCTGGTCGTTGGACTACAAACCAAGAGGGTGAATCTTTCTATGCTGGTGTAGGTGGTGCAATTACAGGTCGTGGTGCAGATCTACTAATTATTGATGATCCACATTCAGAGCAAGATGCTTTGAGTCCAAAAGCAATGGATAGTGCATATGAATGGTACACATCAGGTCCTCGTCAGCGATTACAGCCCGGTGGAACTATTATTATAGTAATGACAAGATGGAGCACTAAAGATCTTGTTGGCAGACTTTTGAAAAAACAAGGTGATGATCATGCAGATCAATGGGAAATAGTTGAGTTTCCAGCAATTATGCCAGAAAGTGATAAGCCTTTGTGGGGTGAGTTTTGGAAGAAAGAAGAATTATTGAGTGTAAAAGCATCGTTACCAGTAGCTAAATGGAATGCTCAGTGGATGCAAAATCCTACAGCTGAAGAAGGATCTATAATAAAAAGAGAGTGGTGGAAAGAGTGGCATGAAGATGCACCACCAGCTTATGAGTATGTAATACAAAGTTACGATACAGCGTTTAGTAAAAAAGAAAGTGCTGATTATTCAGCAATCACTACATGGGCGATTTTCGAGCATGAGGATGATGGACAGCCTAATATAATACTTTTAGATGCTAAAAGAGTCAGAGTTGATTTTCCTGAGTTGAAAAGGTTAGCATGGGATGAATACAAATATTGGGAACCAGATTGTATTTTGATAGAAGCAAAAGCAACAGGCACACCTTTGACACAAGAATTGAGAAGAATGGGAATTCCTGTTACTGCTTATTCACCATCAAGAGGGCAAGATAAAGTTGCCAGAATGAACAGTGTAGCTCCAATATTCGAGTCAGGAATGGTGTGGATGCCTGATGAAACTTTTGCAGATGAAGTGCGTGAAGAATGCGCTAGTTTCCCTTATGGAGACTATGATGACTATGTAGATAGCATGACGATGGCTCTTATGAGATTTAGGCAAGGTGGCTTTCTTTCTTTGAATGAAGATTACAAAGATGAAGTTAAATTGTTAAAAAAGAACAGAACAGTATATTATTAATGTAATGAAGATTTGGCTAACATCATATATACACGATGGCGAATTACATGCTGGACCAAATATTGTTGCAATAGATAGAAAAAAAGCAAAATTGATTTGCACAATGGCTGGATTAGTTTTAGTTGGTGAATTAGAAATGATAATTGATAGTGAAATGAGTCTCGATGAATTTGAAATTGATCAAGACACAGTAATACATTAGGGAAATATTATGGCAGTTGAAAGAGTTTTAGGTACTGAGAATGATCCAGACATAATCGAAACAGGCTCAGAAATAGAGGTTGTTCCAGATAAGACTAGAGAAGAAGAACTTTTAGAAGCTGCTAGTATTGTTGTTTCTGGCGATGAAATATTTACTGAAGAAGAATTAGATGAAAAAGCAGAGATGGTAGAAGAAGATTTCTACGCAAATTTAGCTGAAAACTTAGATTCTAGTTCTTTACGAACATTAGCTACAGAACTTGTAGAGTCAATACAAGGTGATTTCGATTCAAGATCTGAATGGGAAAAAACTTATACAGATGGATTACAGTATCTTGGCATGAAGTTCGATGAATCAAGATCACAGCCATTTGAGGGTTCTTCTGGTGTTATCCACCCAATTTTAGCAGAAGCAGTAACTCAATTCCAAGCTCAGGCATATAAGGAATTATTGCCAGCAAAAGGACCTGTAAAAACACAGGTAATTGGAGCTAGAACAGCAGAGACAGAAAGCCAAGCTGATCGTGTAATGGAGTTTATGAACTATTACATCATGAATGTAATGAAAGAGTATGATCCAGAACTAGACCAATTGTTATTTTTCTTACCATTAGCTGGTTCAGCATTTAAGAAAATATACTATGACTTTTCATTAAAAAGAGCTGTTTCCAAATTTATACCACCAGAAGATCTTGTAGTTCCATATGAAGCACCAGATATTTCTACAGCTGAAAGAATTACACATGTAATTAGCATGTCAAGAAACGAAATTAAAAAACAACAGCTAAGTGGTTTTTACGCTGATGTAGATATACCTGATGGTGATTACGGAGATTCAAATGATGTACAAGATGAAATTGATGATATACAAGGCATGTCACCATCTTATACAGAAGAAAGAAACAGAACAATATACGAGGTTCATACCATTCTAGATCTAGAAGGATATGAAGATATCGATGAAGAAGG